AGGATTAGACTTATCGTAGTCAGGAGCAGGGTTAAGATTTATGTTGGAAACTGCTTCTACCTGTTGACGAATCATGTAAGCTTGGTGCTCTGCGACGTGTGCCAAGAGCATTGGGATTACCTGTTGCAGTGCAGGATTTTGCATTGCCATTCCTTGAATGATCTGTAGCTGTGCCATATGAGATTGTGCATGAGCATTGTGATCCTGATACGCATAAGCCTTAATAGGATTACCGTTCATAACCGTGAATAGCTCTGTTGCAGGGTCCATTGGCTTGGCCCCACGTTCTGGAGCGAGTACTTCTTCAATATTCAAAGTACCAAGTGCTTCGTGCATACGCCTGACAGCTACACGAAGATCATGCTGCTGTGGAAGTTGCGTAGCCAACTGCAACTGTGTCTGTGCTCTCAAGATACGCTGAGACTCAGAGAAAGTATTCGGATCTGAAACAGGCAGAACGTCTACACGGCTATCAAAATCTGCTTTGAAGATTGATCTTGTGCCGCCTTCAACGTCGTATGGATACTCTTCTGGCAAGAAGTCACGGTTAATACGTGAAAGAATCTTGAATTCCATACGCTGTGCGCGATGAAGACGCTTGTGAATAGCAGACATCACCTTTACGCCCTGCTCCATCATGGCAAGTGTAGTAGGAACAGGGTCTGAGATGGCTCTTTTACGGGTATCGTTATGATAGCCTTGTTCAGATCGTCCCCGTAGCCTTCCACATCACGGAATTCGCCGAACGACAACGGTGTATCACCACCATCGATACGAACTCCACGAGCCTTAAATCCTGCTGGAAGGTTGGCAAATTGACCAGCATCGACCAAAGAACGCAAAATAGCAGTTGAGGTCTTCTGCAAATTGCCCAGAATGTGTGGCAAACCCATGCCATAGAAACCAAGTCCCGGAAGGAACTTATAATGCGTAAACCACATTAGTTTCTGCTTTTTAGGGTCATTTTCTTCATAATTACGACGAATTGACAGCACTTCTTCGGTAGATTCGTCAATTGTAACTACGTATGGAAGCTTAATTCCGGTAGGTTCACCTTCGTCATCAAGGTCTTCAAAGCCTTCAATGTCAAGATCTACGTGAAATTCAAGGAGTTTACGTGTTCCCTTGGATTCAAACCTCTTAATACCAATAATTTCTTCTTTTGCTTCGCGTACTTCGTTGTCTTTTTCGTTCTTTGGCTCACCAAGATCAATATCTACATAGAAACCGCTGACTTGATGCCTACGGACTTCATTTTCATCCATCCGAATGATGTGACAGAACCTTGGGGAAGTTTTAAGATCCGTTGTATGGTAAGAAATTACAAAATCTTCTGCAGGAACATACTTAGAGACTGGACGTTCAAAGTGATAATCGTAATAAGTCTTTTTAAACGTGCTACCAGAGAGTGGTAGATGGAACAACATCGTGTCAAGTTCATCGAAATACTCTTCCATTTCTTCTGTTAGTTGATAGTTCATGTAATCACGAACACGATCAGCCTGAGACAAGGTTTCAGGTGACGCAGTACCCATAAGTTTTGATTTTACTGGTCCACCAGCGGGGAATAGTTCAGAAATTGCACGTGCTTGGAACTGCAAAGCTGCCTCAAGCATCATTGGGTGATGTGCGGCACACGCTCCCGGAAATGGATAGTCTACATCTTCAAGCTTAAGACCGAGGATCTGAATACCCTCTTTATATGTAGCTTCCCAATCCTTGCGGGATTCTAGGTCGTTCTTAAATCCATCGATAAGGTCAGATGCAATTTCTTCAACATCCTCAGATTCCATGTATTCAATAAGATTTTCACTAAACTCAGGCTCTTCAGAGTCTTCTGGGCCAACGTTAATAATTACAGAACCATCTGGCTCCATAATGATTTCAGTCTCTTGATTCTCATCAATATCATTAAGCACTACGGCTGTATCTACCATTTGAAAGATTTTTCCATAAACACCGTATGTTTAAACACGGCACAATAAGTATTCTATAACATGTAACTTACAAAACGTCAACGAAATGTGCTACCAGTAAGCTTTCCTAGTAGGCACTTCATAGTCTGCTTCTTCCGGGTCTTCTGGGTGTTGTAAGAACCACCCAGACTTAAGCCTGATCATGGCTTGTGTAAATGCATCTACATCGTCGTCATTACGACCGTTAGGAAATGATGTAAGTTGGTTAATAAAATCTTCAGCCCAAGCTTTTTTTGGAATCCAAACTCTACCAGACTCGACAAGTGGTGCGACGCTATGTGCTCGTGAAACTTTATCCCTGTCTGGAGAATACTCGTTAATGGGAATGCCAGCACGACGAAGATCCTGTATGAGAGATTGACCTGAAGCTTTCTTCTCAATGATTACATTATCAGGTTTCCAGTCCTTATACAACTGTTGAGCTTCCGAACGTAGCTGCGGGAACTCCATTCGTCTGTTTAAACGATGCAGAAGTATTGCGTGTGGTCCGTCGTCCTTAAGAAAGATACCCCAAGTTTGTATTGACGTTGGATCTGCTGATGTCTTTATAGAGAAAGCAGTGTCGTATGATTGGATTACATATTCACAGTCTGGCGGTTGAGACTTGTCCCACCACTGCCACCATTCGCGCTTGAAGATATTTCCATCTTCCGCTGTAGGACTCTGCTGAAATAGCGCAGACCACTCTCTGCTTCCAACTGTGTTTTTAATTTCAAGCAGACGCTCAACAGGATAAGACTCTTTCCAAAGAGCTTCGCCTTCTTCTCGACCAAGGACATCATCGTCCTCTGCGATGGCTGGTAAGTTGACGACATCCCATTGTTCATGAGGTGAATTAGCAATAACCCAACCAATTAGATCTTCCTCGTGCCATCTTGTGCCAATAATAATAATTGCACCACCGGGCATAAGACGAGTATATGCTACTGACTTATACCAATCAATAACCTGTCTACGAATGGCAGATGAGTCTGCGTCTTCACGACCTTTAATAATGTCATCAATAACCAGAAGATGAGCACCACGACCAGTGATTGGACCACCAGCACCAACGGCGAAGTATGTACCACCGTCGTTGAGCATGAAGCGTCTAGCGGATTGAGAGTCACCGCTTAGAAATGTTCCGGGGAATATCTTCTGGTATAACTCTTCATCTCGGATTTGGTTACGTACTTTACGTCCAAAGTCATCCGCTAGTTCTTGCGCGTATGTCGCGAAGATTACGTACTTGCTAGGATTCCTACCCATGTACCAAGCTGGGAAGTTCTCTGAAGTAAGTGCAGACTTTCCATGCCTTGGTGGTAATGAAATTGCGAGTCGTTTGATTTCACCACGCTCTACAGCTTCAAGCTTTTCAGCCAATAGCTTAATGTGTGGTGGATCTTTATATCCGTCGTATTGTAACTTGCAATATTCTACAAGACTTGACCGGGCTGCTTCGACCTGCTCTTTACGCTGCAGAATCTCAATAGCCCGGTGTAGTTCTTGTAGACTATTGATATTAAATTGATTCAATTACACGAGTCCGAATTGTGTTAGCAGCATCAGTCATAGACGCTGCAACACTCATAAGATATTCCTTATCCGCGTCTGGAATCTTACCATCGTTTTCAAGCGAAGACATTTCAAACATGTCTTCAATGATATCATCCCACGAGAAGAATTCAGCAGTGCTGCCATCATCAGGGAAAACCATGACCAATGAAATACCTTCATCGTCGAGTTCTGGGAAGATATCGATATTAATACTTGTTTCAGCGTTCATCACCGTCTCCTTTAAGTTTACCTCGTGACTGTCGATCTGCCAACTTTGCAAGATTTCCGAACGCAACTTCATTGAGGCTGAGTCCAACATCTTTACTAAGGGCCGAAACATACCAAAGAACATCACCTAACTCCTTGCATAATGAGTTCTTAAACTCAGGTGTAATTACTCCATCATTGTCACGATAGAGCTTCTTGACTTTTTCAGCTACTTCACCTGCTTCACCGCATAGTCCCAAAGCAGGATACATCAAAGCGATATCTTTTGAATAGATAGCGGTCAACAAAGCATCGTCTTGATATTCATCAAACGTCAGAGAAGTATCTTCAATATCATACTTCTTTGAAAAACTTTGTTGACTGAGCATATCAATCGCAAACTTAAGCTCTGTTAGAGCCAAAGAAAGTTCAAAGATATCACCATCTTCGTGCATATGATGTACACACGCCATAAGACGACGTGTTACTTCAGATACATGTCTTGCCACTGGATCTTGACCATAAGAGTCAAACCAGTCGCTTATTACTACATCAACCATAACAACAGGACTTACGTAGTGAATATATTCTTCACCAGCGTGAATCTTGTTTATCTTGCGAGACAAATACCACTCTGCCTTCTTAAGGTCAATAAGTGGATCTGACTTACGGTTGAACCTAGAGCAATACTTTATAACCTGCCACAGAAGTGGCTCTTGAGGGAAATATGCTTCCAATATATCAATTGGCTCATATTTCCTACCAGAAGCGTAGTGCTTCGGATTATTTACTACGTCCATGTTAAAGTCCTACGGAAGAGAGTGGTTTATATACACTCTACTCCGTAGACTGATTCGTTATATAATGCAAGTGTGTTATACACCGCAAGAGCCGCCTTTTCCAGAAATATCACAGATATCGTGAGTTCCAACAGCTTCTTCGAATTCATCACCCAAGTGTTGGATCGCAAGATGATACGGCACTGACGTGAGTGGTTGACCACCACGTGATCCATCTGGGTAACACGTAAATCCACGTAGCCCGTGAGCATACTTAGCGAGTGTTTCAGCCATTAAGGGCACTTTATCCTCGTTATTATGCTCTGAACCCCACGAAGGAAGGTTAATGGTCGATGAGATAGACATGTCTACGTAGCTCTGAACATCGTATTGGAACTTAATACGACGCTCATAGTCAACAGAAAGATCAATCGCAGACTCAATGTCTTCAGGATTTGTGCCGTAAAGGTCAATCATTTCCTGTGCTGCGCTGTCGATCACATACTGATACTTCCACGTTGACTCGCCAACGAGGTATCTGCGCTTATATGCTACTGCAAATATTGGCTCAATGCCTGTAGAAGTACCCGCGAGAATGCCGATACTACCTGTGGGGGCAATAGCTCTATTAGCAACAGGGCGAGACACCCCAAAACGATCAGCCGTACTTCTTGACGCTTTATCTGACAACTCCTTGTAAGAAGCTAACCATTGATGAAGTTCAGGAACAACTTCGTACTTATATCCACGCTTGATGAGCCACTCATGCATACCCATCAGACCAAGGCCGAGACGACGGTTCTTCTCTCGTGTTTCATAGATCTTGGAGTATGGCAATTTGGCTTTCAAAGTTCCGCAAATTAGGAATTTGGTTCCAAGTTCTACTATAGCACGAAACTCATCCAAAGACTCTATGCGTCCAAGATTAATGCTACCAAGATTGCAAACATCAGAATCATCAGCACTGGTCACCTCTGTACATGCGTTGCGTAGTGTTTCGTTTTCTTGCTCATAGAAGTTGAAGCTAAAGCCCGGCTCACCAGACTCCATTGCCTGTCTCACGTTCTGTTTAAACGTAGCACTATAATCCCCAGTCGTCTTGTAGTTTTCCAACCAAGCCGTGTCGTAGTTCAGGCTGATGTTCGTCATGTCAAGCGGGGCAGGGAAGTTGAAGTCATCCTGCTTGATATCCCAGAGAGACTTACCAGTCTTACCAACTGGCATAGAGTGCCAATCCTTAGCTGCAAGAAAATCTCGAACGTCGTCATGCTGCCAGTTCAGTGATGCATAAATTGCAGATCTCCTAGAACCACCTTGCATAACTCGCCGACCAATTTCGTTGATCATTTCCATCTTCGGGATCGGGCC